TAAGAAGATCAAATATCTCTTCGTGGGTAAGTGCGTCCACATCTATCACCACAGGGACAGATTGCATATCCAGCTGATTTGTAGTTCCATCTGCTGCATACAGGATAAATCTAACAGACACAATGCTTCTATCCAGTGAGCTAACAGTATAACTTTTACTCGGCTCATTTACAGTTGAAACCAATACGTTTGTAAATGTAGAGCCATCCATGGAAGTCTGCACATACCATCTACCGGAATATGCCGTTCTTGTAGCACTGTCACCATCTCGATAATAAGCTTTTGCCGTAATTGTACTTGGTACAACCTTGTCATTCTGACCTCGTTTTAGGATATTAGATGAAAGCTCGATAAAATATGTCCTGCCAGGTACACCTTGTTCTCCTTTATCGCCCTGTTCACCTTTTATCTTCGTCCAGCTATATTTTGTCGGGTCAATGGAATCATCCGGCGTGTCGTAATCAGTATATTGGCCAATATACTGTTTTCCGGCGCTGACAACTACATCAAAGCCAGTTTTTCCGTCAGCACTATTCGCATAAGCTATGTGGAAATATGGCGTCTTTCCGTCCGCACCTGCTTTTCCAGGGATGCCTTGTGCGCCATTCGCGCCTTTTACAAGTGTCCACGCGTAATCATCTGGATTAGTACTATCTTGCTCGGTAAAATCCGCATACATACCGATATACTCACGATTACTGTCCGACACAGAGAAATCTGTTTTTCCATCCGCAGAATTCGCATAGGCAATGTGTGTATAACTTGTTTTTCCATCTTTTCCGTCTGCTCCATCCTTGCCATCAGAACCGTTTTCCCCATCAGCGCCTTTGTATCGGGTCCATGTATAATCAGCCGGATCATCACTTTCCGTTGGCGTTTCCTTATTATTTGCAATTCCGATATACGCAACATATTCTGGCTCCAGATAGATTGGATTTCCTACAGTATCGCATATTGTATTCCCATCTGTATCAATCCATGGAACAGTATCTGGGTTATCTGACATATCTTCGCCGTTTGGCATAGAAGCGTATTTAATCCAGGTATATCCATTCTTTCCGGGCTGTCCATCATCCCCGCGAAATTTCGCCCAGGTATAGGCAGCTGGATCCGTGCTGTTATCCTGTAAATAATCTGTGTAAGTACCAATATAAATATCTGGTGTCTCTGTCATCTGTCCAGATGTTGGATTTTCTACCGGAGCATATTTAATATGCAAATACGGCGTTTTACCATCCGCCCCGGGAGTTCCAGGAATTCCTTGTTCTCCTCTCGGTCCTTGTGGGCCTTGAATACCTTGTTCTCCTTGTGGTCCCGGTATGCCTTGGTCTCCTTTTGGTCCCTGGAGACCGTCAACACCATTTGTACCATTTTTCCCAGCATAAATTTTAGCCAGAGAAAATCTTTTAACTACTGATAAAACACTGATATATGTTGCTTTGATGTCTACCCATCCATCGTCAGTGGATAATGCTGTTACTGTGTATGTCTTGGTCGCATTATTCCAGGATCCTGTTACGCTATCTGATTTGATAATTTTAAATTTACAATCAGATGTAATATCCTGCGTTCCGTACATCACGACTGCCTGCGTACTCACATTGCCGGGAAATGTTCCGTAATTTCCGTCAGAATCAACAGAAATGCCCTGGTATTCGTTGCTCAACTGCAATGTCATATTCTTTGCAAGAGCTGCCGCTTCCTGCGCGGATTTAGCTGCCGCTAAAGCATCCTCGGAATCCTGTAATGCTTTTGTTACGTCCGTGTCTTTTAATCTTTCCCAGTAATACCCTTTTCCATCATTGCGGAATCTGTAAGCATGGCTGTCTCCATCATAATACAGATCACCTACATGCTTACTCATTTCTGTATCGGTTAGCCACTCGTTTGCCGGGTAATTGCTAAGTGTAGGTGCAGGAGTCCCGGTCCAGGTATTGATATTTCCGTCAATCTGACCTTGCATACTGTTTAACAGTCCGTCCAAAGGTGATGCACCGATTCGCACGGATGCGCCGTCAATTACAATCTGGTTATTATCAATATCGGCTGAAAAGATAATCTTTCCGTTTGTGTCACGCACGATCAGCGCGCCGGCATTGATGTAGCTTGCATTGATTCCCTCGGCGTATAGCAGTCTTGTAATCATTTCTCCTGTAACAGTAAATCCATAAGGATAGGTTTTTCCACCATCTGTAGAAATTCCAATGGCTTCCGCCGTGAGTTTCCATACAATATCTGATTCTTCCAGAGTCGGCTTATTGTGCATATAATAGATTACACTACCGTCGTCCTGTGGATCTTCTGTCATATAAAGCCCGCCAGACTCCTTAAGCGTATTTGCTAGCCTTTCAACGGCTTTTTCGCGCTCTGTGCGTTCATCCTTAACAAGTTGTCTAGCTTCTACCAGTGCTTTTGTAGCTTCCGACATATATGTACTGCTATTTCGG